GAACTACACCTACAACTACGACCCCGAAGGCACCTGGAAGGCCGAGCACTTCATGAAGATCGAGACTGCCGAGGATATGTGGAACGCTCCCGAAACCTGCGATCCCCTGGCTGACATCGAGGCCGCCCTGGATGCTCAGGAAGCTGCTTCCGGCAACCGCCCCGAAGTGCTGCTGATGTCCAAGGCCACCTTCAAGCTGATCAAGGACTCCAAGCGTGTCCAGTCCGGCGTGCTGGCCCAGAACGTGACCGCCAACGTCTTCTACACCGACAAGCTGGTGCAGAACTTCGTGCAGGACGCTCTGAACATCCGCATCGTCATCTACACCAAGAAGTTCAAGGATGAGGCTGGCAACACCAAGGCCTTCTACCCCGACAACATCGTCATGATGCTGCCCAACGGTTCCGTCGGCAAGACCTGGTACGGCACCACTCCCGAGGAGCGCACCCTGGCCGGTTCCGGCGAGGCCAACGTCTCCATCGTCAATACCGGCGTTGCCGTCGCTGTGACCATCACCAGCGATCCCGTCAACACCAAGACCACCGTTTCCGAGATCGTGCTGCCTTCCTTCGAGCGCCTTGACGAGTGCTACGCGCTGCAGGTCGTCAGCGAGTAAGCGGAAGCGAACAACCACATGAAAGGAGGGCGCTGACATGCCCAAGTTTGGCTATGCCGTGAAGTACAACGGCAAGTATTATCCCCCTGGTGCTGAAATCCCTGAGCCCGCTGAGGTTGAAGTCACCGAGGAAGCGGCACAGGAGCCCGCAGACGCGGCACAGGAGCCCGCTGAGGTGGAAGACGGAGCAACTGTCGAAGAAAAGGCAGAGGCCCCTGAGAAGGCCACCAAACGCCGCAAAAAGGGTGATGCGTGATGAACGCTGACATCCTGAAAAACGCGGACATCCCTGTCACCGGAGACGCGGTGGCCCTGCTGCAGGCGGAAGCGGCCCTTGACTGGATGTTGGAGCACACCACGCTGACATTCTCCAAGGACGACGCGGAGAGTATCAAGGCGCTTCCTGCATGTGCAAAGCTGTTCGTGCTCAAGTATTCCGAGGCGATGAGCCTGCGGGAGGGCGTGGCAAGCCAGAGCATCGAAGGACTGAGCATGTCGTTCAACACGACGGGCAAGTCCGCGGCGCTCTGGCAGCTCGCCCATTCCCTGCTGGGCGACTACCTCAAGTCTACCGTGCGCGTGTTCCCTGCCAAGAGGCGGTGGTGACGTGGGCGTAACGGCAAGATGGAAGACAACCAAGAACGGCTTCCCCAGCATGGTGAAGCGGATGCAGGCCATCGCTGGCAAGGCGGTGGAAGTGGGCGTATTCAAGGGTGAGCATGCGTGGCTTGCCCCTATCCATGAGTACGGCCTGGACATTGTGGTCACCCCGGCCATGCGGGCTTACCTGCACGGGCAGGGGCTGCATCTCAAAGACAGCACCACCCACATCCACATCCCTGAGCGATCCTTCCTACGCGCCGGTTACGACGCAGGGAGCAAGCAAGTGATGCAGCACGCGCAGCTGCTCATGGCGGACGTGGCCGCGGGGAAGCTGGACGTAGAGGCGTTCTTTGATGCGGTGGGCATGGAGCTCGTCGACATCATCAAGGACTACGCCATCGACCTGAAAAACCCCGCCAACCATCCCTTCACCATCGACAACAAGGGCAGCAGCAACCCGCTGGTGAGCACCGGCGACATGATCGAACAAGGTATCACCTGGAGGAAAGCCTGATGAGCAGACAATACTTTGATTTTTCCGGCCTGATCCTGGACTTCTCCAACACATTCACGGCCATCACCCACACGGGCGGCGGCTATGATGAGGCTGGCGACTGGCAGGACGGCGCGGAGACGCGCACCGAATACAAGGGCGCGATCATCGCCTTCAAGGAAAGCAAGGTATTCCGCTCTGAGGGTAAGATCACCCGGCAGGACAGGCGGCTGTTCATGCAGCAGCCGCTTCCCCAGGCCCTTGTAGGCGCTGAGGTGGTCTACAACGGCCACAAGTACATGGTCGAATCTGAGCACGAGAATGCTGAGTTTACGGGCGTGTACAGCTACTTCCTGCGGCATGTCAGCGCATTCGAGGGTGGCGTTGCGCTGGGCATGGGCCTGATTGGCAACTCGCGGCTGGGCATGCATTGCGACGAAGGAGGTGGCTCCGGTGCTTGACTTCAAGGCGATGCGGACGGATGTGCTGACGGGGCTGAACAGCTACCTCGGCATCCTGGTGATCCACGGTGACCAGACAGCAAGGGCTCCTGCCTATCCCTACGGAACGGCCAAGGCAACCACGCCCGCAAAGGCGAACAATGGAACATGGCAGCAGCACGAGGATGGCATCGACCGTCTGTGGATGCAGAGCATCTGGAGCTTTTCGTTCCTCGCTGCCGACTACGACGAAAGCGTCAAGTATGCCTCCAAGGCGCGGGAGTGGTTCACCCACACGGGCCGCCTGTGGCTGTCTGAGCACGGCATCATCGTGCAAAAAGTAACCGACATCACAAACAGGGACAACATGCTGACCGTTGAGTACGAGAGGAAATGCGGCTTCGATGTTGTCTTTTCTGTTTGCGATGAAGTGCAAAACCCGTCCGATAGCGGGACGGGTACCATCGAAAAAGTACAAGTCTCCAACAAACTGGTTATCAAGGAGGAATAAAACATGGCTTATGACGTGAAGGTAAACATTGACCTTGCCAAGCCGATTGGCCAGCTGGGCTTCGGTGTGCCTCTGATCCTGCTGGAAAACGCTGAGAATGAGGTCGCCTACACCGAGGTTACCGGCCTCGATGAGCTCCTGGAAGCTGGCATTGCCAACACCAGCAAGGCGTACAAGGCCGCGGCGCTGCTGTTCGGCCAGGCGAACGCTCCCAAGACCATCGCCATCCGCGCAGTGAGTGATGCTGCGTCCACCGCCCTCGCTGATTCTGCTCTGGTTTCCAAGGGCTGGCGGCAGCTGATCGTCGTTTCTGACGGCGACACCAGCACTGGCTGCGTACCCATCAGCACACTGGTTGAGGGCATGGAGGGCAAGATGTACTTCGCCGATCTGGATGTGGACAGCAGCGTCAACATCACCGCTTCCGGCCTTCGCCGCACCGTGCTGTTCTACTGCGATGCGACTGCGGACGTTCCCGTTCCCGTCGCCGCGCTGGTGGGCGCTACCGCTGGCCGTGCTGCCGGCAGCTTCACCTACAAGAACATGATTCTGTCCGGCATTGCCGCGCAGGATCTGTCCGATGCTGAGATCGAGGCCATCCATGCGAAGGGCGGCATCACCTTTGTCGCCAAGGCTGGCAACAACGTGACCAGCGAGGGCAAGGTTGGCGGCGGCGAGTACATCGACGTGATCGACTGCGAGGATTACATCATCCAGCAGCTGGCCTACCGCACGCAGAAGGTGCTGAACAACGCCGCCAAGGTTTCCTACGACAACAACGGCATCGCGATGCTGGAAAGCGTGGCGAAGGACGTGCTGCAGGATGCCTACAACAACGGCATGATCATCACCAACGAGGACGGCACCCCCGGCTACTGGGTGGACTACGCGCTGCGCGAGGACACCAAGGCCGAAGACCGCGCCAACCGCAAGTACATCGGCGGCAAGTTCGGCTTCGCGCTGGCTGGTGCCATCCACACTGTCGAAGTTACCGGCAGCATCACCGTGTAAGGAGGTAAAACGCTATGTATACTCAGTATGACGCGAAAGACACGACCGTCATCGTGGACAACACCTACATCACCGGCCTGGGCGAGGACATGATCAGCGGTGAGAAGGACGAGGACTTCTTCTCCGTCTCCACCGGCGCGCAGGGTGACCATGTTGCCAGCGAGATCAACAACTCCCTGGGCACCGTGACCATCTACATCCAGGTCACCAGCCCCCAGAAGGCCTTCCTGCTGAATCTGGCCAAGCGCAAGGAAGCCTTCCCTGTGTGGTGCGTGAACAAGAAGCTGGGTGAGCGCTTCGGCGGCACCAAGGCCCGCATGCTCAAGTGGCCCTCTATGGATCGCGGCGCTGAGGCCGAGGACATGGAGTTCGTGTTCCAGGTCTTCGACTACGATGTCGAGGCGACTGCCTAAGTCCAATACAGCCGGGGGCGATGACCGCTCCCGGCTTTCTACTTTGACCTAAAATATGAGGAGGAATATCAAAATGGCTGACAACAAGTTCTATCAGGTGGAAAAGGAAATCAACGGCAAGAAGTACATCGCCCAGTTTGGGGGCCTGTCCGTTTCTCTCAAGGCGGTGGACTCTTCCTACATCGAGGGCACGGGCAACACCAGCATGGAAAAGATGGCAGATTACCTTTTCAAGCACATCATCGTCGAACCCAAGAACCTGACCGTTGACGACTTCGAGGACATCGACGAGTTCAACGAGGTCATTGCTTTCGCTCGCAAGGTGATGCAGGGTAAGTTTCGAAACGAAGCTAACTCCGGCGCAGCTGAAAAAGCGAGCAAAAAGTAACTGGAACTTGTGGCGGCTTGTACTGTCCGACAGGGGCTTCTCTTTCGAGACAGTGTTTGGTAAGCCCTTCATGTCGCCCCAGGATGTAGATGAGGCAAACATCGCCTTGGATATGCAGATTGAGGCGGAAAAACGCGCGGCGAAGCGGAAGCGGTAGGCATGGCCTGCCGCTTCCTTTCTTTTCCCGCGAGCAAAGGGGGGATTTACTATGGCGACAGTACGCGAAGACGTTGTTAAGCTCGGCTTCGATGTCGATTGGGGCGAGCTAAACAAGTTCACCGACACGCTTGACGAAACGAAAGCAATGCTGACCGGCGGCATGGGTGATGATGCTTTCGATGAGCTTATCAAGGAGAGCAAAAAGGCCGCAAAGGGGCTTGAGGGAGTCAAGGATAACGTCAACGGCATCAAGTCGGACGGCCTGGACGATACCGTAAAGGCCCTGAAGGACACCGACGAAAAGGGC